TCTTGTATAGCTTTCTGTGTGGATTTGCCAAGGAAGACCAAAAAGAGGTTTATTCTCACTACACTAACCAACAACTTGTGGATATTTTTGGCTGTTCATCACAAACAATCTCTAACTCAATTACTCGTCTTGTGAAGCTAGGATTGGTTAAACGCTATGAGGATACTCGTTTCAGTGAATCTAACCATGATTTCTTCTGTAGACGTACTATTGTGACAGATACTACATTGTACCGTAGCTATGCTGGAGAGCATTACCTTTCTGTGAACACTAACTGGTTATCAGATTGGAAATTACCTTTCAGAGCTGTGCAGTTACTTGCATTGTTTTGGTCTAGCTATTTCATGAACAATTCTAGAATTATTGAGTTTACTACTGAGCATGTAATGGACATTATGGGAAATGTAAATTACAGAACGTATATTAATAACTATAACCTTTTAGAAGAGCTAGGATTGATTAAAGTATACTCAGAGAAGCATGAGAAGTATAAATGTATTGAGCTTTGTGTGGAATACCTTGGGGAAGAGGTAAATCCAGAAGAGGTTCTAGGTTCTTCTGTGGAAACTGAAAGTATTAAGTCTTCTGTGGGAAAGCTAAAGTCTGTGGTATCTTACTTTGTTAAATTCCTAAGACAGAAGAGTAGTAAGGTAGTTAAGAATCTGCTACACAAGTTAGACCCTTCAATCACTGTGAAGAGAACACTAGAGCCTTTGTGGCAAGCCTTTGACTATTATGATAGACTATCAATCAGGTCAAGAATCCCAGAAGATGCAGACCCTAGAGATGGTTATTTTGTACAAGGAGAAGGATATGCCTAAGAATAAGTTTATTGAACTCTTACAACGAAACTTTGGAGAGAAAGACCTTGTTAACTTTGGTGTGAATAAAAAGTATTACCTAGAGCGTAAGGCTAAGGAAGACCCAGAGTTTGAGGATAGATTCAGTCGTGACTTTGAGCAAGCAAAGCACTTTGTGAAGAATATCGGTTCACAAGTTAAAGCTCTAAGAAACAAGTATGACCTATACTTATCATTCACACCTACGGGTGGACAAGAGCGTAAGAAAACCAATGCACAAGACACTTATATCATTGCACAAGACATTGATGGAGCACCTATTCCTACAGACCTACCTCCTAGCTATTATTGGGAAACAAGTCCTAACAAATATCAAGGTGTGTGGGTATTAGATAACAAGGTAAATCCACAAGAGCATGAGGTTCTGTGTAGAAAGCTTGTTAAAAAGTATGGCTTTGACCCTTGTGGTGTGGATATTGTACACCTATACAGAATCCCTGGTACTGTGAATCACAAGTATGCTACAGACTTTAAGGTTAGTGGTATGAAGGGTGATGGTACTGTGTACCGTAAGCGTGAGTTTGTGAAGTTCCTAGAGGACGTAGACATTTCTACACGCAAGATGGCTGATGAAGGGGATATTGAGTATATCCAATATGACTTAGATGCTGTGTTGTCTGAGTATAATGCCTTTCCTGAGTTCACTCATCAGCTTGCTATTGATAGGTCTGAATGGGCTTGGAAATTAGAGCAAAAGATGATTTTTGGTGGAGCTAGTAAGGAAGAGGTTAAATTTGTACTCTTAAATGCTCCTGACAAGATGGCTAAGTTCACAGAAGAGACTGTAGATGCAGAAGTACACAGAGCCTTTGCTAAATCAGAAGAAGGTGAAGAAGAAGCTGTAGAAGCTGTTACAGAGCTTCCTAAGAAAGTAACCATTGAAGAGAATAAAGGTAAAACTTTATCTACTGTGAGACAAAAAGGTGAGAAGAAAAAGAACAAGTTTAATATCGTCAGAGTTGATGAGATTGAACCTTTTGACCCTACAGACTTTTGGCTCATTGAAGATTTTTGGGAGAATGGTTCTGTGGGTGTAATTGGAGCACCTTCTAAGTCATTCAAGTCAACCTTTGCCTTAAACTTAGCTTGTGCTGTGGCTACTGGTAAACCTTTTGATGGTAGAGAAGTTAAGCAAGGTGCTGTGCTGATTATTCAAGGTGAAAATAACTTGTCTATGGAACAGCATAAGATTTATGCTATTACTGGTTCTGAAACACCTCCTCCTATTTACTTTGTGGAAGATGCTATCAATATGCAACAAATGCACAAGTTGGAAAATGATATTAGAGAGTTAGAAATTAAGCTTCTAATCATTGACCCTATGTACTTGCTCTTTGGTAGTGGAGATATTAACCGTCACCAAGATATTGTGGAGCGTTTAGAGATTCTCACAAAACTATCCAAGAATACTGGTTGTGCTGTGATGTTGATTCACCACAGTAGAAAGCTAGAGCGTGGAGCTAAGATTCAAACTGCTGATATGTATGGTTCAGCCTTCATTGAGGGTTGGTATGAGTCTATGATTCTTCTTCAACGTAAAACAAATAACTCAAGTACACTTACTACATATTTCCGTAATCATAAATCAGGAGATGTGTATGACCTTGTGGTAGATGATAACATGGGCTGTAGAGCCTATGCTCGCAAGGGAGAAAGTGCTTATGAAGCTCCTGAGACAGACTTTGGTGTATTGGCAGGTGATGAAGATGAGTTGTAAGGTTGGGACTGCTAGAGGATATACTGATTTACCTTGGTTTGAAGAGGTTATTGAAGATGGCTGTGATTCTTTTGTGTGGTTCTTTGAAGAATTGCTTAATGATGCTGAGATGAGAGATTTGAGCTTACAATCATACATTATTCAATATATTGAGAGTGGGTTCATGAAGAACAATATTATTAGGAATCTTAAACAATGTAAGTTTCCTCAACCTCAATATATTCATAAGTTTCCTTTTCTTAGTCCAGAAGCTATTGATTGGTTAGAATGGGAAGCTGTGAATAATGTAAAACAGCAAAAGTATAGTAAAGTATCAGAGCCCTATTTAACTAAGTGGCTACATAAACCTGAACCTCCTAAACCTGCTACACTTAGAGGTAAAAGTGAATACTTTAAGGCTTTGAGAAAGGCTTCTCGTGAGTATTGGCTAGAAAAAGCTGTAGCTTTGGGGGTATGATATGGCACTAATATCAATAAAACCCACACGAAGAAGCGGTAGTCTAGGGCTAGAGTATAGTGAGGTACTATTGCTAGATGAAGATAGAATGGTTACAAAACTAATGCTCACACAGTATGGTTCTGTAATGGTCTACTGTGGAAGAGACATGATGGGATTCTATAATGGCTATATTGAAGATTTGCTAGTAGGATTGGGGTGGAATGAATGTTAAACACAATAGACACCTCAAAACCAGTATGCTTAGATATTGAGACTAAAGGTCTTGATAGACACAGACATGCTATTACCTCTATTCAGCTAGGATTCACTCACATAGAGACACAAGTATATACTCGTAAATTCTTTAATTGGGATAAGCTAGGTAAGAAGAGACAGATAGCCTTGATGAAAAAGCTTAAGGACTGTAAATTAGTTACTCACAATGGTAAATTTGACTTACTGTTCCTTTATGTTAAAACTGGTATATCTCTCAATCTATGGCTAGATACTCTTGTGCTTGCTCATGTTTGTGGAGAAGAAGAGCTAGGTCTTAAACCACTCACAGAGAAGTATTTCCATGTTAAGTATGATATAGCCAAGGAAGCCAAAGTAGGAGAAATTACAGATAAATTTAAGGCTTATGGTCTTGATGATGTGTTGTATCCTATGAAGCTACTTAAGATTTTCCAAAAGAAAATTGCACGCTATGACTTGCTTAAGGTATTTAAACATGAAATGAGAGTCTATAAAGCCTACTATGAGGTTGAAAAAGGTGGAGTACCTATTAGTCCTAGAAGACATGAGGTGCTTGAAAAGCTTGAAACAGAGCTTAGACCTTACACAGAAAAACTCTTAACTTATGGAGATATAAATTGGAACTCTAATGCACAAGTAGCAAGTATTCTCTTTGCACCAAAAGATGAGCCAGTATATGATGAACAAGGTGAGAGATTGCCTAATACCTATGCTGTTGTGGATAGTAAGGGTAAAACCATTGCTGAGTTCAAGGAACGCAAAGAAGCCAATGCACACAAGAAAGAGCATAACATTGATGGTAAAGTCAAAATGGTTAAGCATTATCTTCCTGTGGTTATTGGTTATGGTCAAGGGCTTGAAGTAGTTGAACGTACAAAAGCTGGTGCACCTTCTGTTGGGGTAGATACATTATCTAACTATGTTGGTAATGACTGTGTGGATACCTTACTTGAGTACAAACGTATTTCTAAGTTGATTACCTTCATTGAATCATGGGAAGACCTACAAGTAGATGGTAAGATTTACCCTAGCTTTAATATCACAGCAAGGACTGGTAGAACTACTTGTAACAATCCTAATTTACAGCAGTGCCCTCAAGATAGCTATGTGCGTAACCTTATTGAAGCTAGACCAGGTTGGAAGCTTGCGGAATTGGACTATAGTCAGTTAGAGCTTCGTGTGGCTAGTTGGTTGTCAGGTGACATAAATATGCAACATGCCTATCAATCAGGTAGTGACTTGCATAGTAAGACTACAGAGCTTCTATTTGGTGATACTAGTGAGTTGAGCCATGATGAGCAGAAGAGAAGACGTACCCAAAGCAAGAGTGCTAACTTTGGATTTTTATACGGAATGGTTGCAAAAACTTTCATAAAATATGCCCTTGGTTTTGGACTTACTCTTACACAAGAGGAAAGTGAGAAAATCCGTGCTGATTTCTTTAAAGCTTACCCTAGATTGCTTGTGTGGCATGAAGAATGTAAAGAGTTTGCTAGACAGCATGGCTACATTGAGTCACCTATTGGACGTAAGAGATGGTTTGATAATATCAATAGCTATGACTTTAAAAAGCGTTCTGCTGATGAAAGACAAGCTATCAACTCACCAGTGCAAGGGTTTGGGTCTGACCTGTGTACCAGTGCTTTAGCTGAGATTGTATTCAGCAAGGAACTAGACCACACAAGATTTAATGTATTAGGCTCTGTGCATGATGCCATTCTCTTTGAGATTAAAGATGACTATGTAGAAGAACTAATACCTAAACTACAATCAATTATGGAGAATCCACCTATAGTTGAGGGCTTAGATGTACCTATCCCTCTTGTGGCTGATGTGGAAGTATCTTCATGTTGGGGAGGACACTAATGCACTTATACGACAAGTACAGTTACTCTATGAAAGATTATAAAGAGCTTAGAGAGAAAAATAGACTGTGCTTCCAAGCAGACGTAGAGCACTACTGTAGAAACCAGATTGATTATGAACCTAAGTATGAGATTGGTGTAGAGGGTAGAGAATATGTGATGTGTAAGTTTATAAAAGGCTTAAGGCATATCAATAAAACTTATGGTGAAAAGATTACTGTGTTTACAAGTTTTGATGAAATGTATAAGCTCAACTTTAGACTACCATCTAACATAGACTTTATGGTCATGCACAATAGTGCTGTGACATTCATGAAAACACGCTACGTATCACACAACATAGCCTTTACCTATGCTGTTGGTGATAGGGGGAATCAGTTACAGATTCACTATCCAGCTAATACACCAGAGGTTGAGGAACTAGCTAAGTTCATTATCAGAAATGGTTTTAGAGAGTATGTACGCAGTTGATGAATACTTTGATGGGGAATTAGTAGAAGAGCATTTATTTCTCACTTATGAGAGAGCCTATGCCTTCTATGACCTCATGTTCAATAAGACTAAATCTACCTACTTTGTGAGGTATGAATACAGAGGTTTAATACATGACAGTAAACAAGAACAGCTCAGTTGGTATTACTGAGGATATTATTACTAATATCATGCACTTAGGTGCTAGTGAATATCATCTTGAAATTCTTATCCGTAAATATGAAGACCAAATTAAGTTTTGGTACAATATTGACACACCAGACTTGCAGACAGAAGAAGACAAGATTGCCATCTATGACACAAAGGATAAAGTAAATCAGATTACAATGACACTACAGCAAGTCACAGAACAGCGTAGAAGGGCTATGGAGCTACTTAAATCACAAGCTAATGATAATGGTAACCCTGACCTTTGGTGCTTGTTAAAACACGTTCTCGTGGCTGTGATAACGTCCTTTGAAGCATGGCAAGTAGATATTGCTAATGATAAGGTTAAATTTGTCTTTTTAGAGCAGTCTCGTGTGGCTAATCAAGTATTGGCAATGTTCTTGGGCTATGAAGTAACCCCTTGTAGCGCTTGTTTAACTGACCAATTAAAAGAAGATGGAAAATAAAAGGGAAAATTTTTAAATTTTCTCTAATTTCCTCTTGACAAATATCCGAATATAGGTTAAACTAGTATATGTAGAAAGGAGCAAGACATGAAAGAACAAATTTTAAAAAGTCTTGAGACCATGAGCAAAGCTCAGTTAAGTAAGGAAATTGGTATTACACCATTTATATTAAACAAGTTTATTTCTTGCAAAATGGAAACAATTAAAACAGAGTATTTAGATAAAGTGAAAGCCTATTATGGAGAAGAGGAAGATATTCCTAAACAAGATAGAGCTACACTATCTGTAGAAGTTCCTGAACTATCTAAAGAAGAGATTAAATTTTTCAACACCCTACAAGTTAGTGGTATTTATGATAAAATTAGCACACTAGGCTACATTAACTATATATTTTTATCTAACTCACGACAAACACAGCCTTGGTTTATCCGTCTAGCACGAGGTAAGAAAGCTGATGAGGTTAAAGATATTGTTAAACGCTTAGGTTTAGCTGTTCTGTGTGGACGTTATAATGAGAAGGAATCTGAGAAAACATATGCAATTAAGATACCATCAGAGCACTACTTTTGTAAATATGGTAATGGAAGCACTGGTTGGTCTGTAGAACCTAATAAGTACACAGTCAAGTCAACAAATAAAGAGGAACTAGCTAAAGAGTATCCTGAATTTAAGGAGTTCATTGTGGAGCTTGGTGTGCTAATTGAGCATTACAATGGAAAGCCAAGAGGATATACAATTAGTGAGCGTACTAGGAAGAAGAATTAGAGAGCTACGTCTCTCAAATAAGATGACACAAATGCAACTATCTAAGCGATTGGGTTATAAAAATAACTCTCGTGTGGCTAGTTGGGAAAATGGTCATAATATACCGTCTGCTATGAATGTTAAGCGACTATCTGAGGTGTTTGAGGTGGATTTGATGCAATATGTTAAAGAGGGTGTACCTACTATTGACATTGAGATTGGACGTATTATCCGAAAAGCTAAACAGCTTGGTAAAACTCGTATGCAGACAATAAAAGCCCTAGATAGAAAAGGACTAATCACAGAAGAAAATGAAAAGAAAGTTTTTGAAGCTGTACTGTCTGGTAAGTGGGTGTCTACTATTGCTCCTAAGCCTAGCATTGATTCTGATGATGAGCAGAGTGAATGAGTTAGATAAGAAACTTACCACAGTCAAGAATGATTTGAATGTAGAGAGAACACAGCGTACTGGAGCTGATTATTCAATAGGTATGAGGTTCGATACTCTCATTCATTACTTGCAAGAAGGGAAACAACCATGAAAATAACAATGAGGATACCAAGAGAAATTGGTGAGTGGATTGAATACTGTAAGTCTTGTAGCATTACACTTTATGGTGCATTAGACCCAGTAGATAAGTTTGGTATGTCTATTGCTGAAACTTTTAAGGGTGATGCACTTAAGTGTGCTAAATGGGCTAGAGCAAACTCTAATGATTTTGCCTATGCTTGGGTAAATGGTTATGAGGTAGATGAAAAATACTACTATATAGTTATACCTTGTGGTGAGGGTACATATAGAAGAGTGTTTATGAATAGCAATAGAAACTTAGTAATAAGTGGGTTTACATATCATTCTGAGGAAGAAGCTAGAAAAATAGCAAAAGATAGTAGTTTTAAACTTACAAAGAAGATGATTAAAGATTCTCCTTTATCATGGGCTTGGCAGTTTGCTAAAGAATTGGAGTTGTAATTATGGATAATTTATTAGAAGCATTAGCAAAAGGCATGAATGTATCTATAGATGGTATCTCTGAACTACTTGGCTCTATCAAGGACAACACACCACAGCTTTATGAACAGCTTGTGAGAGAGTGGACTTATTATACTGTGCTAAGTAAAACCTCTTTTGCTCTGTTTAGTATAGTCGTGATTTTAGTAGTTGCACTAGTGGGAATATATAAAAATTGTAGTGTTGATTGGTGTGGGCTAGACTATAAAGACGTTCCAGGTGATTTATCTAGATATGATTATGCTAAAATTCTTACACAGCAGAATGTGAATCAGAATATGAGCACCTTTAAGAAGCTAATAACTGCAATTATAGTGGTACTTGTGTGTGCATTTATTGCTCATATTAGTAAGTATCTTCTAGCACCAAATTATTCAATCCTTGTAGATGAAATTCTACCTAAGTTATCACATAAATAGGAGGAACTATGAACGATTACAAAGAAAGACTTAAAGAAGAGCATGCACAGTTGAAAGAGCGTGTAACTGTATTGAACTCATTTATTATTAAATATAATATGGGTGAAGTAGATGTTAAATTAGATTGTCCTATTTGGGTGTTAGAGCTACAGCTAAATGCAATGAACACTTACTTAACTGTGTTAAAGAAACGTATAGAGTTAGGAGATACTCATGAAGTTTAGTGTATCTCGTGTGAATACTTACCTAGAGAATCCTTGGGAGCATTGGTGTAAATATGTAGCTGGGTATAAGGAATTACCTGACCCTGACCGTACAAAGTACATGGATAGGGGTACAGTATTCCACACAGCTATGGAATTAATGGCACAGCATGATGGAAAACTCACAGAAGAACAGCTTAAGGATATGACTCTTAAGGTACATGAACACTCACCATTTAGTGATGAAGCTAGACACACAGGTTTGCTTGCTATGGAGCGCTATCTTGCAGAAGGTGAAACTGTAGATTTTACCAAGGTAGTAGAGACAGAGAAGAAGATTGAGCTTAAATTGCCTAATGGTCATGAGTTTATAGGCTTTGTTGATGCTGTGATTGATAATGGTGATGGCACTGTGTCTCTTATTGACTATAAGACCTATAGTGAAGCACCACAAGAAGCTAAGATGAAGTATAGCCTTCAAGGTAACATGTACATGGAAGTCATGACCAAGCTAGGCTATAAAGTAAAAGATTTCTGCTTTGAATGTGTGAACCCTAAAGAGGTCTTAAAAGGCAGAATGTATCGTGTGAAGCATATTAAATTCCCTTACAATAAGTATCGTGGAGCTGATATGTTTGAGCAATTCTGTGAATTAACTACAATGATTGCCAAAAACCCTAATCTTCGTATGTATACACCACCAGAAAAAAGACAACCTGGAGTATATGACTACTTCTATAAAGTCTATATTGGTGATGTTGTAGAAGATTTAGATGAATTTATTGAAAAAAGTTTTAAAAAAGTTGAAATTACCTCTTGACAAGGTAACACGTTTTTGATAAACTAGTCTTGTGGTGGTAGAGCTAATCACTTTAAACCCTCTACAAATATTATTAAGGAGGTTAGCACAATGGCTAACAAAAAAGAACTATTTGTCTCACTCGCTCAAGAACTTGGAATTGAATTACCAACTGACTTTCTTGAACCACGTTACATTATCTTCGTAGGTAAGAAACCACGTCGTGTTAAAGCACCATACATTGCTATCAATGCTAATGGAGAGCTTTCTGGATTCACAGAAGAAGCTGACGTACTTGGTCATGGTACTGACAAGATTGGTAAATTCACTCTTGCTGAAATCGAAGAACGTTTCCCTCAATTCAATCATGAAGCGTTCCTAGTTAAAGTAGATTAAAGGAGATAGGCTACATAGTTTATCTGTGTAGCCTTAACTTTTATATGGAATGTAAGATTTTTGAAAGCTCTAGTAGATATGAACTTGAACAAAAGATAAATGATTTTATCAAGTATAAGGTAGATGTAAATATATCGTTTTCTTCTTGTCCAGTAGGTTATTCTACATACTATACAGCTATTGTTTACTATAGAGTGAGGTAAGATATGGCTAAAGATACTTTTACTAAAACGTTCAAAACAGCTAACACAGAGCAGTTTGATGAAAACCTAAACAAGTTCCTTGAAGGTGAAGACAAGATTATTACAAGCGTTAAGTTTGGTGATGGACGTGTGACCTTCAATGGAATCACAGTTAAAAAAGAAGAAGAGAAAAAAGATGCTTAAGTTTATTTGGGCACAAGATAAGAATGGACTAATTGGTAATAAAGGGAGATTACCTTGGTCTAACAGCGCTGACCTTAACTACTTTAAAAACCAAACAACAGGTGGAGTAGTTGTCATGGGTCTAGCTACATGGGTATCAATCGGAAGTAAACCCCTTAAAGGTAGAATCAATGTGGTATTGACACACAAAGATGAGATTGATGGCTATGATGATGAGAATGTTTACATTGCTAACTCTGTGGAGGAGGTCTTACAGTTTGAAAAAGAAACTGACCGAGATGTTTGGGTCATTGGAGGAGCAAGAACATTCAAAGCCTTTGAAGATTACTGTGAGGAAGTAGTAGTCAGTACCATTGATGGAGATTACAGTGGTGATACCTACTACACAGGCTTAAAAGATAAGCTCACAGAAGATAAAGTAGTAGTAACAACGAAAGGTGAAGGCTTCACTGTGAAGCACTATAGGTTAGTAGAATGATTGAACTTCTTTTAGCAGTGATTACTGTACTGATTATAGCTCTGTGTGTATCCATTTACTTTCTGATAGTCCTACAAGGCTCTAAAACGTCTCTAGAAGATGATAAAGAGCATCTTGGACATATTATAAGCAACTACAGAAAAAGCGAAGAGAGACAAATTGAGAGCCTTCTAGGAGGTATTGATGGTGTCACTTCTGTAAGCCTATCTCCAATCCGTTACTTGGAGTTGATGAAAGCTGAGGAAGACTTGGCTGAATATAGACTAAAGATTAGGAAGATTGGAGATTATCATGAGTGATGACTTATATAAGATACTAGAACAAGCTCTAATTTGTATCTTTGTTCTCTCCGTGTTTTATATTGACAGACGAGGTAAGAAGTAATGGGTGAAGATATTAGAAATCCAGAGCGTTATACACACACAAAATTAGAGTGTTGGGATTTTTGGTTAGATGCTATGCTCAATCCACTTATCTGCTCTGCTGTTAAGTATGTGTGGAGGTATAAGTACAAGAATGGTTTAGCTGACCTTGAGAAAACAATAGAATTTCTTGAGAAGGCTGAAAACTCAATGTTAGAAGTGTACTATACTGAAAAAGAGTATTACCTAGATGATGAAGATGTCAAAGATGGACTTGATGCTACTCAAATTCTTTTTATGAAAGGTGCTACCCTTACTACTAGAAGCTCTACATACCTAACAGGTATTGACATTATGAAATATGCCTTAGTAAAACTTATAGAGGAATACAAAACAACAAATGACTAAAATTGAATTAGCCCTTGTGATTATTGTAGCTGTGTACTTTGGATTGAATTTCTTTGTACACCTATATGAATTGCTACATAATTTCAAAGTAATTAAACTAAAGGTACGAGATGATGGTGTGAACCCTGTCAATCGTATTGTGATTGGAGATTGGATTGACCTAGAATCTAATACAAAAGTAGATTATAAAGCTGGTGACACAGTAGTAATTGACTTTGGTGTGGCTATGGAGCTTCCTAAAGGTTATGAAGCACACATACTACCACGCTCAAGCACTTTCCAAAACACTGGTCTATTGCTCACAAACAGTATGGGTATCATTGATAACTCTTTCTGTGGAGATAATGACTTTTGGGGAGCTAAGTTCTATGCTACTAAAGCAGGAAGCATTGAGAAAGGTCAACGCTTGTGTCAGTTCAGAATTATGAAGAACCAACCTGAGTTACATTTCAAGGAAGTAATGAGCCTTGGTAATGCTGACCGTGGTGGATATGGTTCAACTGGAAAGTAGGAAAGAATGAAGCTAAAAAAACTTAATAAAATCAAGTTGCACACAATGACTGTGTTCTATGGTTTACCTGGTTCTGGAAAGTCAAGCTTTATCAACTCACTACCAGGTAGTGTATTGATTATTGATACTGACCGTGGACTAGCTTCTGTGGAACAAGATGACCGTTTCTCTGTAGCTGAGTGTGCTAGTTGGTCTGATGTAATTGAAGCTCTTAGCTATGCTAAAGACTTTGATAGTATCGCTGTAGACCACTTAACAAACGTTCAAGAGCTTTGCTACAAGGACATTATGGAATCTAATAATATCAAGAAAATGCTTATTAACCACTACGGTGAAGCATCTACTCGCTTGAAAGCATTTATTGATGAACTTGTGGACTTATCTTATCAAGGTAAGAATGTGTATGTAATTGCACAAGAAAAGAACTTAAACATTGAAGATGTAGTAGATGAGAATGTACCAGCACAGACTGTACCTAACCTTATGGATAGTGTGGCTAAGTACATTACAGCATCATCTCGTATCATTGGTCATACAGAGCGTGTGACTAAATCTAAGATTGTTAAGGGTGAGAAAAAGGTTAAGGACTTCTACCAAGTACGTCTTGCAGGAAATCCTATCTATACCCTTAAGGTAACTCGTAAGCCTGGTCTTACAATCCCTGACACAATGGTTAACCCTACATGGGAAGCTGTTGTGGGATTGACTGATGGTAGCACACAAGCAAAAACGAAAGAGGTTAAAGAATAATGTCAATTATTACTGTACAAGCAACTAAAAGAGAAGATTTTGCCTATGAACCTGGAAGATATGAAGCGGTTATCCAAGGTGTAGAGCAGACTGTATCACGCTCACAGATTGATATGGTAAAAGTAACACTTAAAGGTGACTTTGGTAAAAATGCTCCTCACACAATCACTTCATTCATGTTGGATAACAAGATTGGACGTGAGCAACTTTACAGCCTACTCTCAGCATTAGGTATGCAAGATGAAGAAGCTGTAGATACTGATGACCTTCAAGGTAAATATGTAGGTATTGTTATTAAAGAAGGTCAACCTTACAATGACAAACCTTCATGGAACGTTGTAGACTTCTTCCCTCTTGATGAAGATGATTCTGATGACGTAGATGTTGACACAGACGATTGGTCTGATGCAGAGTAATTAACCCAATGGGTGAGTGACTAACCAACTAAACTAAATCAAAAGAAAGATTTAATTTCTAATTAACACCTAGTCACTCCTCTCATAGAGCTGGTAGGATACACTCCTTAATTTGTTAGATTTTCTTACATTTTTTACTGACGTTTTCCTTAAGCCATTAGCAGATTACCTACCAGTTCCATGAGGGGAAGCCCTCGTCATGATTTTTACTCTTAATATAATTCTAGCGTGGAAGGATTTTCCTTCCTAAATGCACACAATTATTTATGGTATCCTCTGTCTGCTTTTTTTTAAAAATGATTGTCATAAATAATAAATTATCAAAAGATTGAATAGCACTCTCAGGGTAAGTTTCAAATTCATAGTCAAATTCCAATACAGAACGCTTTCGCTTTATAGTAATTGAATTGTGTGCATCTAGGAGGGTAAATATGTCAATAACATTAGATGGTCTTAAAGAGTATGTACTCCTAAGACGTGATGCCTTTGAATACAAGTATGATTTGAATGGCATGAAAAGAAACCCCTTGTACCGTAAGCACTATCCAAACAACCTTAAATACTTAGATAAAACTTCACAGATTCTAATTAGGACAATGAACAATCACCCTGTACCTATTAGAGAGAAACTACTTACTGTGCTAGTATATCGCTTTGTTGGTGATAAGGATTTTGTGAGAAGACATACGAATAAGCAAGGTATGATAACACTAAAAGAGCTAAATATCTTGGCTAAGAAGCTAGACAATGAAAAGACTAGACTAGTACATAGATATGCAACACCACTGAGTAAAAGAGGAATCACAGGGCTTAGTAGAGGAGAGTTCTTACTCGCTGTGGCTTGTGACTTCTTAGATAAGCTACCTCCTGATAACTTCTATAAATGGAAGACCTCAGAGATTGCTAGACAGTTCATTGAGTTTGAGAATGTATATGGAATCAGTTATACTATGGCTTATCAGTTAGCTTCTGATATAAGTTATATAAATGAGCTGTGTGTTAAGATTGACTTTATTAAGGCTATACCTGAGAGAGCTAGAGAAATGTTCTCTTACATTACAGGTCAACCTTATAGACTAGAACGCTATGAGCAATTCACCTATGAGTTTATGGATTGGTATGCAGAGCAAGATTTCTTAGAAAATAAAGAAAGACTTGTGCTACCTCATGACGTTACACAAATGTTGCTAGGATATAGGCTCTATACCTTTGGAGGAGCACTTATAACTAGACATAGAATAGAACGTAAGCCTAGAAGAATTACAGGTGGTATTGTTATTTCAAGGAGTATGTATGAGTATTATAAAGAAAGTGTGGATTCTGAAAAGGATTGATGAGTTAGGAAACTGCTACCACACAATAGAAATTAGTAATTATGTCACACGGAACAGATTCATTAGAGAATGGATTGGAGATGAGACTGTGTACACAAGAACTAAAGAGGGTGACGTAGATATTATCCTCAAACGTAATGGAGAGGAGCTGTGGTACTATGAAGACTACCCAGAGTCTTACCGCTGATGAAGCATCAGACAAGTATATAGAGCTTGAGAAGCTGTATAAAGAGATTGGTAAGGAAATAAAGGAAACTCTTGACCACAGAAAGCTTAAGAAGCTCAGACGTAAACGTAAGCTCATTAGAGCTGAACAGAACATGCTTTACCCTTATATGGTCAACACAGGTTATGTAGCTTACACAGAGCATGTACTAGGTCTAAAGGGAAATCAAGCTCTTTATGGTAGATATATAAGAGGTAAGAAATGATAGACTTAGAAATTTTAAGAAGAAAGGCTAAGAAGGGTATCTGGTTCCCTAAACAGACTCCACAGTTTGTTGAATTGTTTGGTGTTAGGTGTCTAGCTATAGGATTTCTTAGAGGTGAAGAAAAACATATACTTTTCATAGCTGAGAAACCTACACCTAAGTTCCACACTGGTCATAAGATATTTAGGTATATTCCACAGATTGCAGGTTGTTGTTATGAGCTACCCTTCACAGGACAAATAGACTTAGGCACAGAGCTATTCCCTAAAGGGTTTTATGTATAGGAGGTTATCTTGGAAACATTAGAAGAACTAATTAAAATCATAGATGATAACTTAGATGATTGTTTTTGGACAGCCACTAACCCTAAAAGGTGTGTACTTAATCAGTATTATGATTTATGGAATATTCCTGGATATGTTGTTGAAATTTTTGACAGGAGTCTTGATAAGGATTTGTTATTCATAGCTGATGTACCAGATAGTACAATGTTTCATCATGGCTTTCATATATTTGGCACAAGATGCTTTGAAGATAGATGCTTGTGGATAGAGGATAACGATATAACTATAATAGCTACAGAGGGGTTCTACATATAAGGGGAGTATAATGGAAACATTAGATGGACTGATGAAAATAATAGACGATACTCTAGAGCATAAGTATTGGACTGCTAAGAATCCTCATAGGTGTGTGCTTAATGAGTTTTGGAGTTTGAAAGATGTACCTGGGTATCTTGTTGAAATCTATGATAGAGATAATGAAAAAGACTTTTTATTTATAGCTGATGAAACTAATGAAGACTATTTTCATAGTGGTTCTGATGTGTTTGAAAAAGAGTATTTTGAATATAGATGCTTATGGGTATTTGAACATGAGGTAACTATAACACCAATAGGAGGTTTCTATATATGACAGTTATGACTAGACAAAGAGCTTTGACTGTGCTTACTGATGACTTACTTATTAAGGATAGTGTTGTCTACTTTAAATCACCATGTTTTAGAGCTTTGTTTATTAGAGATGGTGTGAAGGGATATGCTAGAAAGATACACCCAAAAGGCTACCTATTCATAGCTGATGAGAGACAAAAGAAACGAATTTATGGCTATGGTTTCATTGTTGAAAGGAGTGAACTATTAGCTAGACGTTGTTTGTTATTAGAAGATAAGGCTGTTAGAATCATAGAGAAAGGACTATGGATATGACAAATGTAGAAAGAGTAATGGAATTTCTTGAAAATGGAGATTATACTATTACACACTACCCATGTAGGGCATCTATAAAAATAGAAGACGCTAATTTTGAAAGTTTTATAGGTAATGTAGTA